CAAACGTGCAGATGCTATCGCAGCAGATGGGTTCCCGTCTGCGTGATGCGGTGCGCGTAGAGAATATGACTGGTAAAAATGCCTTCTTTGACCAGGTTGGTAAAGCGACTGCGCAGAAGCGTACAACTCGCCACGCCGACACACCACAGATTGATACCCCACACGCACGTCGTCGGGTTTCACTCGTAGACTACGAATACGCCGACTTGATTGATGACCAGGACAAGGTTCGCATGCTTATCGACCCTACCTCTGCTTATGCAATGGCAAGTGCCGCTGCTATGGGCCGTGCGATGGACGATGAAATCATCGAAAAAGCCCTTGGCACAGCCTTCACAGGCGAGACTGGTTCTACATCAACCGCACTGCCAGCAGGCCAGCAAATCGCTAACGGTTCTGCTGATATGTCTGTTGCAAAACTGCGTGAGGCCAAGAAAATCCTTGACCTTTCTGATGTTGACCCATCAATCCCACGTTACATTGCTGTAGGCCCAGACCAAGTTGAGGCTTTGCTTGCAGATACTAACGTGACTTCAAGTGACTTCAATACAGTGAAGGCACTGGTACAGGGCGAAGTTAATCAGTTCATGGGCTTTAACTTCATTGTTACTAACCGACTCGCAAAAGCTGGCAACATCCGTTCATGTTTCGCATGGGCAGAGGATGGTCTTGCATTGGCAGTGGGCCGTGACGTAATGGCACGCATTGATGAGCGTAGCGACAAAGGCTACTCGACTCAGGTGTACTATTGCATGTCAATCGGTGCCACCCGAATGGAAGAAGAAAAAGTTGTCCAGATTGACTGCGACGAATCAGCTTAGGGGGCGTGAACGATGACTACAAAAAACTCTACTCTCGTAGCTAACGTAGAAGCTACCCCTCAAGTTGCTAACGATGCTTGGAACCTACATGGCGTAATGCGTGTAGCTCAGGGCAACGTGGCACTTGCTGCTGGTGACAGCACTGACAATGATATTGTCATGCTTGCACCAATCCCAAGCAATGCAAGCATCAAATCACTACAAGTTGGTTCTGATGCTTTGGGCGGCAGTTGCACATACAACGTAGGTATCTACACAGATGCAGGCGCTGTAAAAGATGAGGACTTCTTTGCTACTTCTGTTGCCGATGGCGCAGCATTAGCAGAACTACGTTACGAAGCTGCTGACCTAAACACTACAGGCCAACAGTTGTACGAAATGGCAGGCGATTCATCTGACCCAGGTGGGTTCTACTACATTGCGGTGACTTTCAACGCAACTGGTGGAACTGCTGGCGATATGGCGTTCATCATTGAGTATGTCGTAAACTAACAATGTGGGGGCGGTTCGCCGCCCCCATACATTGCTGGAGATAGATATGATGAAACCATGCGGAGACTTCCGCTGGGATTTAGAGGTAGGTCAAATAGCCGAGAGATGGCTAGGCGACATACTGAGTGGAAACACTATAGAAGTAAAAAGAGATTTTGTGGCTTCACGGACAGGTAATGTGTTTGTGGAGTTTTCTTGTAGGAACAAGCCTAGTGGTCTAGCTACCACCTTAGCAACACATTGGGCGTTCGTACTTGATGATGAAACTGTGGTATTATTGCCAACAGAAAAGTTAAAGACCATTGCTAGAGAGTCCTACCGCAAACGTGGCCCGTTTAAGGGTGGTGAGAAAAATCTAAGCATGGGCGTGTTGATTAGAGTTGAGAGGTTAGTGAACCATGCCATCAGTTGTTGATATATGTAATGAAGCATTGGACTTGCTAGGTGCAGCAACCATCATCTCACTAACTGACAATTCTAAAGAAGCCAGGTTATGCAATAGAAACTTTGAACCAGTGCGTGATGCCGTGTTACGCGCACACCCTTGGAATGTTGCGGTCACACGCAAAGAACTAGCCAAAGATGCCGCTTCTCCGGCCTTTGGCTTTACAAACCAGTTTACATTACCAACAGACCCCTACTGCTTGCGGGTATTATCGTTCTGGGATTCTAACGTAAATAACGAACTTGCCGCATATGATAGCAATGTCATGTACAAGATTGAAGGCCGCAAGATACTGTCTAATGAAGGCACTTGTAACATTGTCTATATCGGCAGAGTAACCAACACAGAAGAATATGACTCGCTGCTTTCAGCAACCATTGCACATCGCATAGCGGCTAAGCTTGCTTACAACATTACGGGCAGCGGAACTATAGCGCAGACAATGCAAGCGTTGTATGAACAAAGATTGCGCGAGGCTAAGTCCATAGACGCGATGGAGGGCTATCCAGAACAGCCAGTGGCAGACACATATACAAACATTAGGTTTTAGATATGGCCCGTGTATCCAGTATTGTTACCAACTTTCGTACTGGTGAAATATCGCCAAAGTTAGAAGGGCGTATTGACCTACAAAAGTACAATGAGTCTGCGCAGACAGTAAACAACATGGTTGTGTTTCCGTCTGGCGGTGTGACCCGTAGACCAGGCACATTCTTTGCTGGGCGTTCTAAGGACGGTGGCAAGGTAAGACTTATCAACTTTGAGTTTAGTGACGAACAGGCATATGTCCTAGAGTTTGGTGCAAGCTATGTGCGGTTCTACAAAGACGGTGGACTGCTAACTGAAGCCAACCAAACGATTACAGCTATAACACGGGCAAACCCTGCTGTTGTAACAATCAGTTCACACACGTTCACAAATGGTGACAGAATATTCATCAAAGATGTAGTTGGCATGTCACAAGTGAATAACCGTGAATTTACAGTGGCAAATGCTGGGGTGAATACCTTTGAACTATCAGGCGTAGACAGCACTAACTTTGATGTTTATGGAAGCGCAGGCACGGCTGCTACTATTGTAGAGGTTACGACAACCTATAGCGTCACAGATATATTTGAGATTAACCATACGCAGTCTGCTGACATATTGTACCTGGCACATAAAGACCACGCACCAGCCAAGCTTACACGCACCTCAGCTACCAGCTTTACGCTTTCAAACATTGATTTTGTTGATGGCCCGTACTTGGATGAGAACGACACAGCAACAACTTTGTACGCATCTGCTGCCACTGGTAGCGTTACTATTACAGCTTCTGCTAATACGTTTGCTAGTTCTGACGTAGGCAGGCTGATTAGATTTAGGGAAATCCTAGAGATTGAACATGATGAGTGGGCTGCTAGTACCAGCTACGCTAATAACGTAACAGTTAGATTTGCGGGGCATGTTTATAAGCAAGCAACGGGAAGCACCCAAACATCTGGCAATACACCGCCAGTCCACCTTACAGGCACAGAAACATACGGCGCTATAGATTGGGAATACTTGCATGACGAGAACGGTCATGTAGAGATTACAGCATTTACAAATGCAACAACAGTAACCGCTACGGTACACGCAGACCAGTATGGCAATTCACGTTTACCTGATAGTTCTGTGGGTTCTAGCAATGCTAACACACGTTGGTCATTAGGTGCCTTTGGCGGCGCACAGGGCTTCCCCAAGGCCGTTGGCTTTTACGAGCAGCGTTTGTACTTTGCTGGCACTACAGGCCAGCCACAGACCGTATTTGGCAGTGTATCGGCAGACTTTGAGAACATGACACCAGGCACGTTAGATGACAGTGCGGTAAACCTGACAATTGCATCCGACAAGGTGAACGTCATCCGGCATCTGTTGCCTGCGCGTTTCTTGCAGATATTGACTACAAGTTCGGAGTTTACGCTGTCTGGCGGCACAGGTTCTACACCCGTAACACCAACAAACGTCAACGTGTTGCGTGAAACAACCTTTGGCAGTTCTGAGGTGCGTCCTGTACGGGCTGGAAACAGCACCATTCTAATCCAGAAAGGCCAAGAGAAAGTTAAAGAGATTACCTTTGACTTGGACACTGATGGCTTGTTAGGCATCGACCTGACTATCTTGGCTGACCATATTCCGCGCGGCGGGTTGATTGATATGGTCTGGCAGCAGGAACCAGAGTTAATCTTGTGGTTTGTGCATAATGACGGGCGGCTAGTGGGTCTGACATACGACCGTGCCAATGCTGCTATTGGATGGCACGACCACGCTATTGGCGGGTTTACTGCGCATGCAAAAGTCACTGTTACTGATTATGCAAACATAGCGACTGGCACCACACTAAAACTGACTAAGAGTGATGGCACTAGCGTCACGTTTACATCTGAGGCATTGGGTAGCGGCGCACCAGCATCGACACTTGGCTTTAGACCTAACGCTTCAAACAACGATACTGCTGACAATATCTACACAGCTATCAATGCACATGCAGACTTTGTTGTGGCAAACCCTGCTGCTAACGTGGTTACAATCAAAGAAGTTGCGCCTAGTGCTGGCGGGTTGCTGACTATAGAAAGTTCAGACACTACCAGACTGGCTGCTACAAACCAGACAGGGGCAGTGGTAGAAAGCATTACATCTATTCCGTCAGGTGCAGAAGACCAGGTGTATTTGTCAGTAAAGCGTGAGATAGACGGAAGCACAGTACGGCATATTGAGTTCCTTAAAACCATTGAGTTTGGCGATGAGGTTGAAGATGCGTTTTATGTGGACACAGGGCTGACATATAGCGGCGCTGCTACTAGCACAATAACAGGGCTTAACCACCTTGAAGGCGAGATAGTAACTATACTTGCAGATGGTGCAACGCATGATGATGAGACAGTGACTGGCGGCAAAGTGTCCTTGGATGTTAGCGCGTCTAAGGTGCATGTCGGTTATGGGTACAGGTCTACATTAGAGACTTTGCGTATGGAGTCAGGCGCAGATGATGGCATTGCGCAGGGCAAGATTAAACGTATTCATGGCGTGACTGCACGTTTCTTTAAAACTGTTGGCGCAGAATTAGGGCCAGATGAAGACAACCTAGACCGCTTACCGTTCCGCGATAGCAGCATGTCTATGGATGAGGCCGTGCCGCTGTTCACTGGTGACAAGGAAATCTACTTCCCAGCGGGTTATGAGAACGATGCCCGTGTTGTTATCCGGCAGTCACAAGCGTTACCTATGACTGTGCTGGCAATTATGCGGAGGTCAAACACTTTCGATGCTTAGAATTGTGCCATTTAACTCTAGCCTCATTAACAGCATTGAGACTGACTTTGACTTTCCAGAAAGCATGAGGGCTGCGTTTGATAACGGGCAGCAAGTTGTAGGCTATGCAATCATGGGCGACAAGGATGTTGTGGCTGTAGGTGGTATACATGAGATGTGGCCTGGTGTTGGCGAGGGCTGGGTTGTTTTGTCTAAGCATGCACCGAAATGGAAGCTGTCACTAGCTAGGTATGCTAAGACACTGTTTAGTAGTATACTGGCGACAACGAGTTTACATCGTGTGCAAGCTAGTATTCACATGGGCGACCCAGAGGCGATTAGGTTTGCTAGATGGATGGGATTTGAAGATGAAGGTATCATGTATAAGTTTGGGCCAGACGGTAGCGACTATTACCGCATGGCAAGGGTGACGTAATGGACCCAGTTACTTTAGCAGCAGCCGGTGCGATTGGCGGCGGCATCATGGGGTACAAAGGCAATCAAGCCGCAGCCAAAGCTGCCAAGCAAACTGCCGAGTTCAATGCACAGGTTGCAGAGAACGAATCCATTATCCTGCGCCGCGCAAAGGTTGATGAAGAAGCAAACTTGCGTCATAACTCTGACCGTTTGATTTCAACCCAAAGAGTTGCCACAGCAGCTTCTGGCGTAGAAATGTCTGGAAGCCCTATGCAAGCGATAGCCGATGCGCACTTTAATGTGAACATGGATGCTTTGAAAATACAGTATGCTGGAGACATAGAAGCCACAGCAAAGGCGTCTGAAGCAGCACTTGCACGGGCTAGTGGAAGCGCCAAGGCAACGGCCTATAAAACAGCATCATATCAATCATTATTAGCTGGCGGTTCTAAAGCTGCTAGCCTTATGGCGTGAGGTAGATATGCCTAAAATCCCACTATACAACCAAGGACAAGCTGGCGGCGTTAGATTAGCTACGGGCGGTCTTGGCCCACGCGCCGGTTCAGAGTTTGAAGCACCAGGCCGCGCATTTGCAAGCCTTGGGCAAAGCGTAACAAACATTGCTACCCAATTTGGCATGGCTGAAAAAAAAGCGGAAACCCTGCGTGTTAGTAATGAGTCTATATCTACATACGGAAAAAACGCTGACGATTTAGTTAATAACCCTAAAAGCAAGACTGTTAGTGGCTTTGATATTGAATCAGGTCAGTTTAAAAACAACGCTATGACGGACATAGATGCAATGTCCGATTTGACATCAAGTCAAAAAGATTTAGTGAAACAGAACTTAACGCGCACTTTAGACAGAAAGTTTAGCATTGGGCGTGCCGCTGTATTTAGCAAGCAGCAAGCTGAACGCACAGATATAATGAACCAAGGCATTGAATCGTTGATTAGCGACTCCGCAAATAAACAGCTAAGACCAACCGTGATTAACGATATTAAAGGGCTTATAGATGCAAGCAAGGAACAGGGCTTAGCGATTCGCTATGATTTAAAAGGTGTAGAGTTTGAAATAGCAAAACGTGACGCATTGGCTGACACCACTAGCAACGCCATAGGCCTGTCTAAGCTTGAGACCCTCCGCGATTCAATATTAAATGGTGAAGGTGAGTATGAAAAGTACACTGCTGATGAACGGCAGACTCTAGCTTCAAAGTATTCTTCACGCATAAATTATTTAACTGGCGCTGCCGTTGCAGAGGCAGATGCAAAAGCGTCTGACCTAAGGACACAAGTGTCTGCCACTGGTGATGACGCGGGTGCAAGAGAGTTAAGCGCACTTTATCGTAGCCTAGGCCAGTTCTCAAAGGCAGAGGCTTTTGAGTCAGATGTGCTGGTTGGGAAAAAAGTATTTAACACATTTGATGCTATTAAGTTTTCGCCGCCAGAAACAGTAGATAAAACTCTGCGTGATGCACTTTCTATTGCTAGAGACCCCAAAGCGCCCCTCAATGAAAGGGCTGAGAACCTTGAGGTGTATAAGCAGCTAAAGACAAAAGTAGACGCAATGAAGCAAGCTATAGATGATGATGCTGTTGGTTACATTGAAGGCATAGAAAACCGCAGCCTATCTGTTGCCGAACGCATAGAAAAGCAACGTATGCTTGGCGTTGAAGAAAACAAAATTGTTCCATTTTCTATGCAGGAATTTAAGGATTTCAAGGGAAGCCTAGAGACAGACGACCCTATTTTTGCTATGCAAGAAATGGATGCTTTTTTTAAGAAGTTTGGGGAGTCTGCGTTGCCAGCGTCTATGCGCAATGGGATGACTTACGCCCAAAACATTGCTTTTGCTAACAAAGAAAAGCCACGCGCCATTGATTTGCTTGCGTCTACTCAAATTGAAGACTCTGTTATCCGTGACAAGCTGAAAGAAAAGAACATTAAGGAGACAGACGTAGAGTCAGAACTAAATGACGAAATCAGCGATTGGACAAAAAGCGTAATAGGAGGAACATCTGGCGGCATGCTAAGCCGTATGGGTGGGCCAGCTAGATACAATGCTGTCATGGAAACGGAAATGGCTGTTGGCAAGTTGGCTAAACTATATGTAACCCGTGGCATGAGTATTGGGGATGCTGTGAAATCAGCAGCTAACCTTGTTACTGGCAAGTATGTTTTTAAAGAATTTAACAACACCACAATAAGAATACCGTCTGTCTTAGAGAGAAATGCTACAGAAATATCTAATTTTCTTGAGAAGCGCCTTGATGATGACGAGTATTTAGCCGGAACTGTGTTTTTCCAGCCTGGTGGACAAGAGGCTACGCCAGCAGACACAGCCCAATATATTAAAGAAGTGGGTTCTATGGGCGGTTGGGTTACTTTGCCTAACGACACTGGCGTTTACTTGGTAGACCAAACCGGCAATAAGGTTATTAAACGCGTTCCTGTAGACGGCAAAATGATGGAAATGCCTGTTGTGGTTGACTTTAGAGATATACTAGGTCAAGCAGCCGCTGCCGAGGAGTATGGCGTTGTAGATGACCAGACTGCTGCTGAGAAGGCCAAGCAAAGTTTAGAACAACTGAGATTACGCTAATGGCAAACATCTACATCCCAGAACAGCAAGACGACCCATCGCTACGCAATAATTATTTTAATTACACAAAGGCGGGTACTCTTGACGTTTTAGGCGCTACATTCCAAGACTTTGCGTATTATAACCCCGCCGCTGGATTAACTCGCATGGGCGAGTTTTACGCGCAAAAAGACAGTGGCAAAAAACTAACAAGGGAAGATTGGTCTAAAAGCGATTTGTTTCGGGAAGGCATTGAAGTTGGCGATGACGGCATACATGAGGGCGCAGCATTTTTACTTGCTGAAAGATATGACGAACGTGAGGCGCGGAAACTTGTCCTAAATCGTTCCAAGGGCGGCTTTGCAATTGGCGCTGCGCAGTTTGGGGTCGGTCTTGTGGCTTCAATGCTTGACCCTATCAATGTCGCATCAGCTTTTGTGCCTGTTGTAAACACAGCGCGATTTGCGGCGCTGACTAATCGTTACGGCAAAACTGGTGCTAGACTTATGACAGGTGGCGTTGAAGGTGCAGTTGGTGCAGCTTTAGTTGAGCCTATTGTTTTGGCTGCTGCGGCTGTTGAACAAGACAAAGACTATACCTTAATGGATAGTTTTATGAATGTTGTTTTTGGCACAGCCCTAGGTGGTGGCTTGCATGCGGTTGGCGGCAGGATAAGTGATGCCGTGACACAGACGCGGCCTGACACCAGACAGGTATTAACTAGGTCTGCTGTCGCGCAATTAGCTGAAGGCAAAAATGTAAACGTCACTCCGATTGCACAAGCTGACCCTAAACTGCGTTCACAGGGGCTGGCTTCTGAACAAGTAAAAAGAGAAAGCGTTGGTTTAGCGCCTGGGCCGGATGTGGAACCGCGCCGTGTTGGCAAATCTTTGCCTGAGTCACTAAGACCCCTTAATAAAAAGCCACAAAGCCTTATGTCTTTTATACGCGCTGCGGGTGGTATAGACCCGACAGATGCAAATGCCGGAGATATAAAGGCGCTGTTGGACAAGTCTGCTTTTCGTGTATTTAAGAAGGGTGGAAAGTCATTAGATGATTTGGCCTTAGAGGCACAGGAAGCCGGATTTATAGAGGGGCGATGGGATTCTTATAATGATAGGGCTACTGTAAATGACTTGCTAAACGCAGTGGAGGCTGACGCTTACTCAAACGGTAGACTGTTTAGTCAAACAGATGAGGCCGCTGTTAAATTTAGCGAAGCCGAAAGATTATTAGAACGTGCTGAACGTGCCGGTGTAGACCCAACAGGTTTAAAGGATGACGATTTTTTCGCGGCGCTATCTGATGCTGAATCCACGCTTGACGCTGATTATCAAAGGGCTGTGGATATGGATGGCCTGACTGAAAAAGAGTTCTATGATTTGCGAGAAAGGTCATTTGAGGACATTGATGACTACCCTGAGTTAGACGAGTACAGGCAAAGGATGGATGAAGCTGAGTTAGAAGCGGCTGAGTTTGACGACCCAGAAATGGCCTATATGATGCGCCAAAATGAAGAACTTATGGATGATATCAAGTTTATGTACGAGTCTGATTTGATACCAGAACAGATTATGCGTGACATTAATGAGGCTGATGGGCTGATTGCTAAGGCTGAAGAAAGCTACGAACCAGCAACACGCGCAGCGGCTGAGTGCCTAGTAGGGGTAGCAAAATGAGAGAGTGTATAGCAGAAATTCAAAATGCAGCCCGTTCATCTGGCAAGGAATTGCTTGAAGATGAAATCATGGACATCCTTGATATTCTTGAACGCCGCCGAAGACAGCGTAGTGGAAGCATAAATTCGCAATCAGAATTAGACGACCTAGTTTCTGAGGCAATGGATATAGCAAGGCAAGCCAAATTTAATGCCTATATCGAAAAACGTAACCGCATGATTAACGCAAAGCGTTATGCCGAGGTGAAGCGACGGCTTGATGCTGACCCACAGAACAGAGGGGTTGTGTTGTCAGAAGTCATGGTTGGTTCTGCGCGTTACAGTGAAGGCGGCAGGCTTAGTGTTGATGCGCAAGGCCACGCGATTATGACTGACAGCACAGGCTTGCTGCTTGCTGAGTTGCAAAAAAAGAATTTGGTACAGTTGTTTGCTAGTAACCAGATGGACGAAATGGTTTACCGTGAGATGTTTGATGGCCTAGGTGCAACGGGCAACCCAGAGGCGCGGCAAATTGCTGAGGCCGTTCAAAAGGTACAGAAAAGCCTGCTGCGCAGGAAAAACAGGGCTGGTGCATATGTTCGTGAGTTGAGGAACTATGTTGTGCGTCAAGGCCATGACCCAATGCTTATGCGGGATGCTGGTTACGACAAATGGCGAAACGATATATTGCCGCTTCTGAATAGAGAAGAAACATTCCGTAATATGCAACCTGGTCAAACAGAGGAAGAATTTTTACGTTCTGCTTATGATGGGCTTGTCACGGGTATCCATCAAAAGACCAATGATATTTACGATGCTGGCACAGCATTTAAAGGGCAAGCTAATCTTGCTAAAAAAATGAGTGCTGAACGTGTACTGCATTTCAAAGACGGTACATCTTCACACGCTTACTCTAAAATGTATTCGCGCATGAACTTGTCAGAGGCCATTCTTAACGGCATTACA